GCTGCTTTCCTCAACATTCCAGAAGAAATTCCAGCAGAATTCTTATCTGCATCAAAATTTCCAGTAGGAATTACTCTTATTTCATTAAACTGATAGAATTTGCCATTATATTTGTTTGCTAAATTCTGAACTTCCGATTGTCTATCAGACCCAACAACAATATTAACATTCACATATCCATCCTCATTTGCTGCCATTAAAACATCAAATATTGTTTTCATCTCAGGATTATTCACAATATCATCTTTAATTTTTGGATACATCATTTTTAAATAATATATTTTTCTATTCGGATTTAATGGATTTTTTTTAGAATCTTGAGTTCTTGATGGATAGATTCTAATTTCTCCACCCAAAGATATTCTTTCTGCTGTTGAAAATAATTTTTTGTGTTCTTTTGTTGGAGGATTGAAGTATCCAAATACAACGGTCAAAAATTCATCCTCTCCAGGAAGATCTTGTGCTTGCTGCGCTCCTACTTGAGGAACTTGCATTTGTTGAGTGGGTGCTTGTTGAGTCTGTTGTAAACCAGGAGAAGACGCAGTTTGTCCTGGTTTTGGTGGAATATCTCTTTGACCTACTCTTTGTCCTTTATTAAAAAACTCAAGTTTTCCCTTTACAGTTTTAGCAACAAACTCTCCTTGAGTATTATACCAATCTCCATGACCATCTCCAACCAAACCAAGTTTTTTAGCTTGTTCGGATGCTCTTGTTTCTTTTGCTTCTAATATAAATTGAGAAAACTTCTTCATCTTATAGTTTTCTAACTATTTATTAATATAATTTTATGTGAAATGATGAAGGAACTTTAGATTGACTTCCCATTATTGTTGCACTAAGAGAGTGTTTTGCCAATTCATCTGCTTGTTCTTGAGTTAATCTCTTTTGTCCCTTTTTCTTTGATTTATTGTGAAGTCCCCAACCAATTCTCTCAACTAGTCTTTCATAATCTCTTCTATTTGTTATTCCTTTACTGGTTATAGCAGACCATAAATCTAAAATAATTTCATCCCCAACTCCAGATTTTTCTATCGCAAGAGCAATCTCAAGTTTATTCTGTGCCTCTACATAAACTTTTTGATCCTTCAAATATTTTTCATTTACTGCAGAAGACACAGCAAATGTCATTTTTTTATTCTTTGTAGATCCATCAATTTCATTTGAAATTTTATCAATATATTCAAATGAATTTTTTAATTTATCCTCATAATTTTTTCCTATCATTTTACCACCACTAACCAAATCACTTGAAAGAGGTTGTTTGAATACATCTCTTCTTATTTTTTTAATTTCTCTACTTCCATTTGCTGTATATAAAATTTTATTTGCGTCAGTTATTCCTAAAGAACCTCCTTGTGCTTCTTTAAATTGAGATTCTTTTTTAACAACTAATCCACCCTTAGGATTATAGACTATGGAATCTCTTTCTCTTTTAAAATTTACATTGCCATTCATATCCATTGTTGCTACGTCAATTTCAATATCATACTGAAGGTCTTTTACACCAGATCCTGCTACACTACCAGAAACAAAAATAGATCCATATGATTTTATAGGATTTCGTTTATTAAGAACTTTTGGTGGAGTTGGTTTTCCTTCCTTAGTTTGAGGTATATTTACCAAACCAATTCTTGCTGAATAACTACCTCTAGATAAAGTTGCTTTTTTAAGAGATATCGGAGCCAATTTCTTTTCATTGTAAAGTTTCATCATAAGTTTATTTAAACCTATGATATCATTTAAAGCTAAATTTTTTCTAACTCTAATTTGCAATAAAGATGTCTCAGATCTATTCACTGAAGACAATTTAATATAATCCTTTATTTCCTTTATTGCAGATTCATCATAAAACCAAACATCAGATGGATTCCATCTATCGTATGTTCCCGTAAAAGAAAAAACATTCCAAACTTTTTTTAAAAATTTATCAATCTCACTTTTTTCGTAAAAATCGGTTTGCCTTACTACTTTTAAATTATTAATAAAAGATATTTTTGGATTATTGATTAAATTTAATACTTGAGATTTTAATGCTTCGTGCCATTTATTTTTTACAAAAAATTTTTTCGCATCATCTACATTCATTTTAGAATCTATATTGGATATTTCATAACTCAACCCCTTTAATTTATCAGATAAACCAAAATCTTTTAAAAATCCAGATATTTTTTTCTTTGATTCAAAAAGATTTACCATAAAATTTTCATCAATATTTGTTCCCTTAACAATAAAATTGGGTGATTTTTTGGCAACAAAATAATAAACAACCCACATAGTTTCATTTAATATTTCTGCTGAAGGAAGAGCCATAAAAAAATCCCTCTTTCTTTTATTTAGAAAGAGGGATTAAAATAAATTTAATATATATCAACCAAGAATACTTTCAATCCACTGCTCACTCATATTCACCATAATTGCTTCTGCTGCATCTGGATTTGGTGCATATCCTTCATCGAGAAGGTGCATAAGAATGATATCATAAGCATCAAGTTCTTCTGCTTGTACCTTTTTCCAACCAGTTTTGGTTTTAACTAGTTTTGTAGTTCTTGCAATCTTTTGCGATCTAGGTGCTCCTGGATCTTCACCAGCTGCTGTAGTATTTGCAGAAATGGTTCTAGTTGCGTGACCACTGATGCTTGCTGGCATTGCTCTAGAAATTCTGCCGAACTTCTTTACCTTAGGAACATCTTTTCCAGGTCTAAATGATTTTGCGTCAGTGTCTTGCTTAAATTTAGAATCATCACCATATCCGTCTCTATCTTCACTCAACATTCCACACTCTTCCATCTCTTCACGAAGATTTTGGTCGTAGATTGCATAATAAGAAAGTTCTGCGCCTCTAAGAATGTTTGAATCCATTTTTTTACAAATACTTTTTAGTTATTTATAAAAAAAAACTCCTAAAGGAGTTAAAAGTCAAACACCAACAAGAGCACCAATACCATCATCAAGTTGTTGAATAACTCCACGAATATCAGTAATACGAGGAGGAACACTTATCTCATCATAAGTATATCCTTTTTGTGCATCAAAAAGAATTTGACGGACTGCTGCTGCTGCGCGAGTATCAAGTTTAATGGTTATTTGCTTTTCTTTAGTCACAGATCTCCCTCCCTACGATTTTCGGAACGTTCAATACTAAATGCACCTTCAGGATAACGAGCACTCAGTTTCTCGAAGTTCATTTGGATTACTTCTTCAAGTGAAATATCAAGTCCAAGACACGCCTGAGAAACATACCACATAATGTCTCCAAGTTCACGCTTTAGGTGAAAAAGATTTTCTTGATTTACAGGTTTACCTTGAAAGACAATCTTTTTTACAATCTCAGTAAACTCACCTGCTTCAGCAGACATTCCTACAGCGGCAGTAAGCAGTCGCTCAGTTGGAAATTCGTTCTCACGAAGTTCCAGGAGGCGATCAATGAAGGGCGTATGTTCTTTACTAGGTTTTGATGTGGTTGTATTGACAAACTCAACATACTTATTAAGATCAATAGTCATATTAGAATTTAAATCCCTCAAATGTTTTCTTAGGTTTCTTTTCTTCATAATCATACTCTTCATCCTTTCCATTGTCAAGGATATCTTGTTGAGCAGATTGTTCGCAGTCATAAAGACGCATTTTAGCACGATCAATACCAATCACGAAACGTTTATGAATGGTAGGGTCATTATAACGATTCTTAAGTTGTTTGACCAGAATTTGACCCAGACCTTCAAGTTCTTCTGTGGAAATCAAAGCAAACATAAGGTCAGCAGTAGCAGGAAGACCGAATGATTCGGAAGTATCAGTCAGTTCAACGTCAGAAGAACCATAACCACTACGGGTTGTTTGAGTAGCACTTACAATAGGAACATTAAATTCTACAGCAAGACCACGCAATTCTTCTGCGATTGCTTTAACGAAAGTATAAGAGTTTATATTACTGTTTCCGCGATACCTTGAAGAGGAGCAAATATTGAGATAGTCAATAAAAATAATATCGGGTCTAAATGACTTTTTAAGTGCAAGTTCATTTAATAGAGACTTGAAGTGACCAGCGTGAGCAGATGCAGTTGGATACTCTTTAATAATCAGCGTACCCTGAGTCTTTTTTGCAAGGTTTGTAACCTTACTCTCAAACATCTGTTTCGGAAGATCCGCAATATCTTGAATTGGGACATTAAGAAGGTTTGCATCAATTCGTTCTGCAATTCGCTCTTCCGCCATTTCAAGAGTGATATAGAGAACGTTGCGGCCTTGCAATAAGACGGAAGCAGCCACATGGCACATAAAGAGACTTTTTCCGACACCCGTACCAGCCAAAGCGATATTGAGAGTCTTATTAGGTAAACCACCTTTTGTGATTTTGTTAAAGTATTCAAGGTCGAATTCAATTTTATCTTCCTTTTTGTGATAGGACTCATATCTTTGCTCATAGTCTAGCAAATAATCGTGCCCAATATGTGTATCAAAAGATACTGCTAGAGCATCTGAAAGAATACTAGGAATACTATCACGATTTTTCTTCTCATCTTTACCATCTGCAATATGGATAGACTCCATAAGTGCAATGTAAATTGCACGATCACGACACCACTTTTCAGTAGTATCAACTAACCAATTAAATTCTGCTGGTACATCTTCTAAACAACTGACCAAGTGAGTGATTTCTTTGAATGAAGTATCATTAATATCCTGTCTTTTTTCTACTTCAATGCAAAGAACTTCTTTAGTTGCTGGTTGATTATATTCTTGAATAAACTTTAATATCTCTTCAAATACAATTTTCTGATTTGTATCCTCAAAATATTCCGACTTAATAAATGGTATTACCTTTCTTACATATTGTTCATTATGAAGTAAATTCCTAAGAATCAAAAATTCAACACTTTCCATCATTTATAATGCAAATAGGTACTAAGAATGTATTTTGAGTTGCTGATAGGAGGATTTCCTTTATGAGGAAACATCCAAAGAGGAGGAAACACCAACATTCTACCAGATTTTGGTTTAATTGAAAGAGCATCAAAAATAGTTTCTCCACCTTCATCTACATCATTTAGATACCACATAAAGGAAAGAAACCTTCTTGATGATTCATAATCTGTTACATCTACATGAGTATCGAACATATCATTACCATCATTTATATATCTTTTGATTCTAAATTGCTCAAAAGCATGTTCAGACGGAAAGCATCTAGGATCAACAAATTCGTAGTATTTTCTCTTATATTCAAAAACTTTAGATATGAGATGTTTATGAATCTGCTCTAAATTATCAGACAATGTTTTATTTTCAGTCAGATTAAATTGAGTGAAATTTGGCTTATTATCTTGATCTATTCTTTCTTGTTTATCGCAATGAGATTCAAATACTTCTATTAGCGATTTACATATAGAGGAATCTAATACATCTTCATATACGTGAATAAAATCATTCAATTCAATTGCCATAACTAAATTCTTCTTTAGCAATTTCATCAAGTTTTTGCATTACTTCTTCAGTAAAATAAACTTCAGGTTCTTTCAAGATTTGTTTGGCGTATATTTTCTTACCATCCATTTCATAGCGTCCTGCTACATTCTTCCAGAGCCCACCAATTTCACCAAGTTCAAGTAATCCATAATATCGATCAAGACCACGCTCATCATAATACAAACGAATCTCAACTTCTTTATTTTCTTTACTCAAACGCGATTTAGCAGTCTTAGCCTTGATAATATTTCCGACCACTTCTGTTCCATCCTTTTCTTTCTTTTTGCTGAGATAAATGATCGTACTTGCTGCGTATTTGAGCCCAGAACCTCCTCCCATTTCTTTAGTTGGTACGTAAGCTCCGATGACATCGTATGTATGATTTGTGACAATGAGGGGGACATTTGCTTGACCTAGTTTGAGTGTGAGCATTCGGAATGCACCTTTGATAAGTTGGGATTTAGTCATATCCCGAACTTCTTTTTCATTCAGTGCGTCAGTAATTTCTTTACTTGTAGAAAGCATTCC